CCCACTGGCAGGGTTCAGGAACGCCATCATCAATGGCAACTTTGACATCTGGCAGAGGGGAACAAGTTTTTCCACAAGCGGCTATGGAGCCGATAGATGGATTAACCTGCGAATCGGATCTACAAGTACGCAAAGTAGACAGCCATTCACTCTTGGACAAACGGACGTTCCGGGAAATCCTCAGTTCTTCTGTAGAACGGTTGTTGGCTCAGTAGCTGGTGCTGCAAACGCAGTTAACCTACAGCAAAGAATAGAGGATGTCAGAACCTTTGCCGGCCAGCAAATTACTCTTAGCTTTTGGGCAAAAGCCGACGCAGCAAAACCTATTGCTATTGAGTTTGCTCAGGTCTTTGGCACTGGAGGCTCGCCCAGTGCTGATGTAACAGGAATTGGCACGCTTAAAGTCACACTGAGTACTGACTGGCAGAAGATTACACGCACTGTGACAGTACCGTCAATAAGCGGAAAAACCCTTGGCACAGATGCTAATGATTTTCTGCGTCTGCTCATTTGGTTCGACGCCGGTTCCAACTTTGATGCCCGCACCGATACTTTAGGTCACCAATCTGGAACCTTCGACATTGCTCAGGTCCAGGTGGAACCAGGGCCGGTTGCTACGCCTTTTGAAAAACGACCACTTGGAGTAGAGGAAATCCTTTGCTACCGCTACTACTATGTCGCTGGCGGAGGTAATGAGGCTGGCTCAAACTCCTCAAGTTTCTATGCAGGTGGAACCACGGGCGCTTGGTTTGCTGGTATCTACCACCACCCAACTACAATGAGAGTCAATCCAACAAGAACCACAGACACCCCTGTCTATGGAAACTCTTCAAATCTAACTGTGGCCAATGGTAGTAAGAACTTTACCAGATGGACTGTAAGTGCGCTAGCTACCGGGCGGTACACCGTAAGTTGGGGTGAGACTATCCTGGATTCAGAACTCTAATCGTAACAGATAAACGCTAATGTCTTACCAACTCACAGACTCAGGTGCTGTACTGCGCCTATCAGATGGCGCATTCATCCCGGCAGACCGTGGCAATCGTGACTACCGAGAATACCTGAAATGGCTGGACGAGGGCAACACCCCCGAGCCCGTTCCAGTGCCTCCCCCAGCGCCGGACTACAACGCCTTCTGGGAGGGCCTGATGGCCAGCAGCCTGTACGCCGCCATCCGCGAGCAGTCGATGGTGTCGCTGCCCATGAATACCCTTGGCACCGAGTTCATCGCGCTGCTGGGGGATGCCAAAGCGGGCAGGCCCTACGAGGCTGCGATCCAGCAGTCCATGCTGGCAATCCTTTCGATCGGCTCCTTTACGGAGGAGCAACTGGCCGAGCTTCAAGCGGTACTCGCTTCAAGCAACCTCGACCAGATCTATACCATTACCCCTTAAGACAAATGATCGAGTTCTTCGGCATCAAGCTGTCCGTCGAGGCAGCCGCTTTCCTGATCCTCTTCCTCCTGGATGAGCTGGTCCCCTACCTCCCCATCAAGGGCAACAACCTCGTGCAGGTGGCTCAAGGCATTGTGGGCCAACTCAAACTGTTCCGCAAGGAAGACGACGCCATCCGTACCCTCAAGGAAAAGCTCAAGGAACTTCAAAGTGAGGTCAACCGCCTGTGAGTGACATCATCCTGAACGTGCCTCAGTACTATCCACAAACGGATAGTCGCACGGCTCACGCCGACAGGATGTGCTTCAGCTCGACCATGGCCATGGGTATCAAATACCTGTGGCCCCAGGCCCTCCTAGGCTCCAACGCAGACGACGACTACCTCCGAACCGTCCTCAAGTATGGGGACACCACTAACGCAGCAGCGCAGATCAGGGCGGCCAGTCAATACAACGTGAGGGCTACGTTCCATCGGAATGGATCCTTGCAGAGTCTTCGTGACCGTCTCCTTGCTGGTCTGCCGGTTCCTGTCGGGTTCCTTCATCATGGACCTGCCAATGCCCCGCGAGGAGGGGGACACTGGATTCTTTTGATCGGCCTCACCTCCACTCACGGCATTTTCCACGACCCCTACGGGGAACTGGACAACGTTAACGGTGGGTACGTCCGAATCGGGTCCGGTGGTAAGGCAGTCAAGTACTCTCTCCGCAACTGGCTACCACGCTGGGAGGTCGAAGGTCCTGGCAGTGGGTGGTTTATGGACATTCGGCGGGTAGAAGTGCCCAAACCTACTGCTCCAAAGCCAAACGCCCCCAAGTATCAACCGAACTGGAAGGCTGTGGAGGCTGTTGCTGCGTTTGAGGGGGCCAAATACCCCCAGGTAGTCGCTGCCCAGTGGGCCCTGGAAAGTGGTTGGGGTAAGTACACCTCCGGCAAGAACAACTTCTTCGGCATCAAGGGTTCGATCGGCTCCTCCAAGGAGACAAAGGAGTTCCTGAACGGCAAGTGGGTGACCATCACCGACACCTTCAAGGACTATGGAACCCCAGAAGAGTCCATAGCTGACCTCATCCGACTCTGGTACAAGGACTACAAGGGCTTCCGGGGCATCAACAACGCCCCTCACTGGGAGGAAGCGTGCCACATGCTACGTCGTGAGGGCTATGCCACCGACCCAACCTACCCAGTCAAGCTCATCAACCTTATCAAGGAGAACGCATAATGTCTCATCCTGTCTATCCCACGTTCCCAGTAAGCCCAACCCCTGGCGACACCTTTACCCCCGCCACGACTACTCAAGTCTGGACCTATGTGAGTGATGAGTTTGGCTGGGTCAAGACCGTCATCGAGCGCAACGATACCCATCCTGCCTGGCCCGGACGTATCACCAACAACATCAACACCGGGGTCTAAGTAATAGAGCCGCCTCACAAAGTATTGGAGCGGCTAAACACACAAAGACCCTAATAATTAAGCACAGGACACCATGGCTACATTCAACAAATACGACCAGTTTGTTCAGGATCTCGCTAGTGGCGTGCATCAACTACAGACTGGTACTTCCCATGTGCTGCGGGTTGCTCTGAGTAACACGGCACCCCTGGCTACTCACGCTACCCGGTCTCAGATCACTGAACTTACGACTGGTGGTGGCTACACCTCTGGTGGTATCTCTGTCGGCACGATCACTGGCTCCCAGACCAGCGGAACCTTCCGTCTTATCGGCGGTACTGACCCCGTGTGGACGGGCAGTGGGGCAGGCTTCACGGCCCGCTATGCGATCCTCTACAACGACACTCCGACCTCCCCGGCTGACCCACTCATTGGTTGGTGGGACTATGGCAGCTCGGTGACGATTGGCGACGGGGAGACTCTGACTGTTGACCTCGATCAGGTGAATGGCATCCTGACCCTTGCCTAATAGGGAGGAACCCTGATGGCAATTTCTCATGTCGGCTCCCAAGGGAACGCTGGTACTACAGTAACTATACCTGCACACCAGATTGGTGACCTGATCCTGATCTTTGCCTACAGGGGCGGCAACAACACTGCCCCCACTGTTCCGGCTGCTGGGGGTACGGTTCCAACCTGGACGATTATTGGTACTGCTAGTGGTGGTAATACCAACAGCTCGCGCCTTCACTATGCCGTAGCTACAGCCACTAACACCACCTCCGGTACTTGGACAAACGCAACTGAGCTGATTGCTGTTGTTTACCGGGGAACAAGGCGTCCAGGTGGCAACAACAATGCTGGATCTACCGGCACCTCGATTAGCTACCCCGCTGTCACCATGCAGCGGAGCAACAATACTAGCTGGGTAGCAGGCTTTGCAGGCCACCGTACAGCTACTAACGTCCAAGGTGCTCCGTCTGGGATGACCAACCGTACCTCTACTGGTACGGAAGCGGCAAACCACGACACCGCTGGTACTGTTTCTAGTTGGTCTGCTACATCAGTCACCGTCAATGCTTCCAGTGGCTGGCGGGCTAGGACGGTTGAGCTGCTTGATGCAGCACTAAGTCTGCTTGCAGAAGCGGGATCCTTTACTCAGACTGGCATCGCCGCTGGCCTATTCAAGGGGTATACCCTATCTGCAACAGTAGGCTCTTACGCCTTCACGGGCATTGATGCGGGCATTAACAAAACCGCCAACCCCAACAAGGTTCTAACTGCTGATGTTGGTAGCTATACGCAGACCGGCATAGACGCTTCGATACGTCATAATGCTCGTCTACCAGCAGCGGCTCAGGTCTTTGCTGTTACTGGCAACCTAATCGACCTGCGCCCTGCAAGGCGTCTCCTGGCAGAGGTCAGGGCCTATACCCTCACAGGTATTGCTGCTGATCTACGTGAGACGGCTCGTCTAGTTGCTGAAGTCAGAGCGTTTAGCGTTACAGGTAATCAAGCTGCCCTCAGGAGATCATGGCTGCTCCTGGGGGGCACTGGTACTTATCAGACCACTGGCCAGGTTGGTGATTTAGAAAAACAAAGCAGACTAAATGGACTTGTAGGTAACTTCTTATTAAGTGGTCAAAATGTTGACATACTTAAGGCAAGTAAGTTAGAAGTCAATTCAGCCTCATTTACCTTAAGCGGCCAAGCCTCCAGTCAGGTTGTTCAACGTATTCTTCCTGCTGATTTAGGCACGATCACCGTTACTGGAATCAGTGCCAACATTAACTACAACTCAGCACTGTCTCTGACGTTAGAAGCCGCGACCGGTAGCTTTGTCATTCTAAGTCAGCCAAGTACTTGGTTACTGGGAGCCACACTTCAATCTGGGTTGGGAGATTTTAACCTCACAACTTTCAAATTGCGGGGATTTAGCAAGAGTAGGGTCGTAACTGGCTCACGAGGTCGAGTCATGAGACGTACCTTTACATGGACACTCGGCCAATACACAAAAGGAAATGTACGTCGTGCACTATGACAAGAGCCAATGAAACTCAGTTCAACGAGCTACACCGCCTAGTAACGGAAGAGCTCACGAGCAGAATCAAACAAGGAGCTGACTGCTCCACCCAAGACATCAAGGCTGCCATCGACTGGCTGTCCAAAAACAACATCACCGGGGTGCCAGTATCTGGTTCACCCCTTGCGGCCCTCCTGGAATCAATCGAAGTCGATTTGGAGGACGTGGAGCGTGCGATCAAGTGAACCCAACATGACTGAACAGGTTAGGGGCGCAATCTTGGCTGGCATTGCTGCCCTCGCTGGGTGGAGCGGAATCACAACCGTGAGTCTGTTGGTTCAAAGCTCCTCCCTTTCGGCTCATGTCCAACAGATCGAGAAACGTCTGGAAACCAGTATCTCCGATCAGACAAGAGCACAGCAGGCTATGACGGAGGAGATCCGCCTCATCCGTAAACTCATTGAGGACAGGACCAGTGGCTACCCCCCGAAGTAAGTCGGCCAAGTATTACGCCGAAAACCCCAAGGCTGCTGCCAAGAAAGCTGCCTACCAACGCAAGTACAACAAGAAACCTGCTGTGAAGCAGGCATCAGAAGAGCGGTGGACCGAACGCCGCCGTAGAGGCATTGCCGGTAAGGGAGGGCCAGACCTCTCCCACACCAAGTCCGGTAAGCTGGTCAGGGAAAGCCCTCGAAAGAACAGGGCTCGCAATGGTCACAACGGTAAGAGTACAAAGAAATGAAAGGCCTCTACCACAACATCAACAAACGCAAGAAGGCAGGAACCAGTCGGCCTAAGAGCAAGTCGACTATTTCCAAAAAGGCCTACGACAACATGAAGAAAGGCTTCCCCAAAAAGAAGAAGTAATTCACAACTTCTTATGGCCCCCCTGCCTACTCCAGACCACTACCTCCAGGAGCTGATTGTCATGACTGCTTCCGAAGCAAAGCGTCTTTGGCGACAAGACATCAAAGCTTCCTGGGGGAACCGATGCGCGTACTGTGGATCGGACGACAACCTGACTCTGGATCACGTTCGCCCCAAGACCCGAGGCGGCCGGGACGAGACCCGCAACCTTGTTCCCGCCTGTCGTGCCTGTAATCAGGCCAAGGGCTCCGCTCACTGGCTGTCCTGGTGGATCAATCAGGACTCCTTCGACCTCGGCAACTTCAGCCGAGTCATCTCTCACATTGCAGCTTAATCAACATGACTACCAAAGCAGCAGAACTCGTCTCTGCCTACGGAGACATCTCCAACGCCCCTGGTCGGCGTTGCCAGGCCCAGACCATCGAAACCATTGCCACGGAAACCTCCACCGGCATCACCGCAGCCACTACGGTGGCTCAGGCTCACGAAGCCATTGCCGCGATTGCCATTGCAGACCGTGAGGTGGCTGTCCGTCGGGTGGGCCGTGCTACCACCCGTGAAGCAGGTGGTGGCATTCTGACCCTGGCCATCGTAAGTGGGGGCACTGGCTACTCCAATGGAACGGGGGTAGCCCTGACCGGCGGTCTCGGTAGTGGTGCCACCGCCAACCTTACCCAAACTGCGGGTGTGGTCACCTCTGTGGCTGTAGCAGCCCCCGGCCAAGGATACGTCGTCGGTGACCTTCTCAGCGAAGCAACCGTCGCCGGATCCGGTCTGAGCCTCCGAGTCACCTCCGTCAACTGAACACCATGGCACGAGTAACCTCCGCACGCGACCGCTCTAAGCGGAAGACCAAGAAAACCGTCAGCACTGACAAAGGCCGCAAGGCTCGTGCTCGGGTGTCCAATGCCCGAGTGACCTCTGCCAGCAATGGCAAGTCTTCCGGCTCCAGTGGGGCCCGAGTGACCCAGTCTCGGACTCCCTCCTCCTCCCCGCGAGCCATCACCAATGGCCGCAGCAACACCATGCGGGTGACCCGCGCCAAGGCCGTCCAGGCACGCCGAATGGCCGAAGGCAAGAGCACCGCCGGTGGTGCCAGCCGTGGCCCCGTCAAGATGCCTAACTCCCAACGGGCCGGTGTCAACCTTCCCCGGACTGGGGCCCAGGTGGAACGTCAGACCACCGTTGGTAAGTCCAACCCAGCCGCTGAGGCTCGGGCCCGCCAACAGGGCCAACGCAACGTGGCACAGGCCCAGACCAAGCGAGGTGCTCGTGTCGCTGCCACTGCGATGAGCAACAAGCTGGCCTGGGCCCGTACCCTTCGCAACGTGGCTGGTGCTGCCCGTGGTGGAGCTCTTGTTGCTGTGGCTGCCGAAGGCCTGACCTCCCGCAACACGGCCGATGGGACTCTCAAAGGAAAGCCTACCGGGCCCGCCCCAGGTCCTTCCGTGCCTAAGCGCCTCACCCAGCCGGGCATCGACAAGATGAAGTTCGATGATGCCTTCCGTCAGGCACGCAAGGCTGGGCAAAAGACCTTCACCTGGCGTGGCAACCGGTACACCACTGAAATCCGATAGCCCGTGAGAGGGGCCTAGAAGCGCCTACAAGGTGCCTCTGGCCCCTTTCTGGTCTCCTACTACCTTATGACCAATCAAGCCGCCTTAGAGGAGCATACACAGACGTGTAGACGCTGTAACCTCACAAAGCCGCTATCCGACTACTTTTTTCGAAAGGACAGCCAGAAGCACCAGACCCTTTGTAAAACCTGCTGGCACAACGACCAGATGGTGAGAAACTACGGCATCGGACTCGATGAGTACGAAAGGATGCTAGAAGAGCAGCAGGGGGTGTGTGCCATCTGCGGTCTGGAGCAGAACTCAAAACGCAACACCCGCCTGTGTGTTGATCACTGTCACGACACCGGATCCGTCAGGGGACTGCTGTGTGACCGATGCAACAGGGGAATAGGCTTACTACAAGATGACTACAGAATCCTCAACAAAGCGTCAGACTATCTCCGAAGATTTACTCAGGAATGACTTTCGTGTGTTCCTAAGCCTGGCCTGGAAGTCCCTAAGTCTTCCAAAACCAACAAGAGCCCAACTGGCAATGGCCAAGTACCTTCAGCATGGGGGGAAACGGATCCAGCTTCAAATGTTCCGTGGGTGCGGAAAGAGCTGGGTAACAGCCGCCTTTGTGCTGTGGACCTTGTTTCGAGACAGGGACAAGAAAATCATGGTGGTGTCGGCATCAAAGCAAAGGGCTGATGACTTTTCGATCTTTTGCCAAAGATGTATCCTCGACTTCCCCTGGCTCAATCACCTGGCTCCTGTTGATGACGATCAGCGATGGAGTCGCATCAGCTTCGATGTTGCTGGGTGTCGTCCTGCCCAAAGCCCTTCCGTAAAGAGTGTAGGTATAGGCGGACAGCTCACTGGTAGTCGTGCTGACATAATAATTGCAGACGACATTGAAGTTCCGAATAACTCAGCCACTGACTTAATGCGAGAAAAACTCCTTCAACTTGTTACAGAGTTTGAATCAGTTTTGACTCCAAAGCCGGACAGTCGGGTTGTGTTTCTCGGTACTCCTCAGACCACCTTCACCATCTACCGGACTCTCCGTGAGCGTGGCTACACGCCCATGGTGTGGCCTGCTCGCTACCCACGCAGCCTTGTTGGGTACGAGGACGTACTTGCTCAGGAGCTCCAAGAGGACATTGACAAGCATGGACTGGAGGAGCTGACCTGGAAGCCTACCGACACCCGCTTCTCGGAGCTGAACCTGCTGGAGCGGGAACAGAGCATGTCTCGGAGCAACTTCATGCTCCAGTTCATGCTGGACACGTCCCTGTCCGACGCTCTCAAGTTCCCCCTCAAGCTGTCCGACATCATCGCCCTGCCCCTTGACCAGGAGACAGGCCCTTCTTCCCTTGTCTGGAGAGCTGACAAGACCACTCTGCTGGATCTTCCCGCTGTGGCCCTTCCGGGGGACCGCTGGCATGGGCCTGCTGAGACCGGACCAAGTCAGCCATTCGGTGAGACTCTGCTTTGTGTTGACCCGTCTGGTAGGGGTAAGGACGAGACCGTAGCCATGGTCCTGTCACAGCTTAACGGCAACCTGTTCCTTCGCGGGATTTACGCCTCCACAGACGGATACTCCGACAAGACCCTGACCGACATCCTGCGTCTGGGCAAGAAGTACGGAGCCACAACCTGCCTGATCGAAAGCAACTTCGGTGATGGCCTCGTGATGGAGGTCATGAAGAAGCACGCCATAGAGATGCGGATCGGTATGGCCTTTGAGGAGGTCCGATCAACCACCCGGAAGGAGGATCGAATCATCGACACACTGGAACCAGTCCTCCAGCAACACCGGTTAATCATTGACACCCGATTGATCACCTGGGATTATCAATCTAACCATAGCATGGCCCCCGAGGAGAGACTCCCAAGGATGCTCATGTACCAGATGACTAGGATGTGTCGGGAAAAGGGGGCGGTTAAGCACGACGACAGGATCGACTGCCTGGCCCTTGGAGTCAAGTACTTTCAGGATGTCATGGCGGTCAGCCAGATCGAACAGGACAAGGCCAAGCGTAAGGCCCAGTGGAACGCAATGCTGGACGCCTTCCTGACCAACCCAACCATGGCCACCGACATGCTGGTCCTTGGAGGGGACTTCTCCCTCGTAAAGCAAGGCTCTGACAGGGTTGAGAGCTGGGTAGACCCCATCAACTGACAGGAGGTCACTGCACATTGCTGGAAGACCAGGATTAGGTGCTCCTCCTTCCAGCGGTGGAAGCGGTTTAAGGGGGGTTCGACAATCGACCCCTCTTCCTTACCGACAACACAAGAGGGAGGGGGGAATAAAAGGGGGGAGGGAGACCAATAATAGACCTATGGTTAGCGAGCCGAAGGCGAGCGTTAAGTGAGCACGACCATCACTATGGCCAACAAGCGAAGCCACTGACATAGTTCTTCTCCTCACTCACTTGACCATTACCTACTGAGGAGGAGCGGGGGTGGAACCCCCCTGAGGCTTTCCTAAAAGGCGGCTATGACCATCAGAATCTGACTGTCATAGACAGCTATACACCGTCACCACCTATCCACCAACCATCACCGCTATGACAGCTAAGCTTGTCTGGATCACTCCAGAAGCAGAGTCACAGATCGTCTACTGTGCCAGGGTGTCTAACCCTAAGAGCCAGGAGGAGGGAAAGAGTCCAGACCGACTCATCCGATACCTGGCCAAGCACAAGCACTGGAGTCCCTTTGAGATGGCCTCGATGTGTGTAGAGATCAATACCACGAGGGACATTGCTGCTCAAGTCCTCCGCCATCGGAGCTTCTCCTTCCAGGAGTTCAGTCAGCGGTACTCTCCGACAAGTGCCTTAGGGGTTGCCACTGTCCCTGAGCTTCGTCTCCAGGACCACAAGAACAAACAGAACAGCATCGAGGTCTACGAGTACAACCCGGAGCTCCTCCAGTTCCAGGCAGAGATCGCTGACCTGTTTGAGGAGTCTCAGGATCTCTATCTCCGTCTCTTGGATGCTGGTGTGGCCAAGGAGTGTGCCAGAAAGGTGCTTCCCCTTCAGACGCCTACCCGCCTCTACATGGCAGGGACCATCCGGTCGTGGATCCACTACGTCCAGATCAGGTCAGGAGTAGAGACCCAGAAGGAGCACAGAGAGATTGCTCTTGCCGTCAAGGGAATCATGCAAGAACATCTTCCAACCATCACTGAGGCACTGCTATGTCCCGAATCAACCTCACCGTCAGTCAAGCCCGTCGAATCATCGCCACCGCCCCTCCAGGGTCCATCTATTGGTTCGAGGCTCAAAGGGTCCTTCGAGAGAGTGGTCAACCTGCTGGGCCAGTACCGGGCATTGATCGGCCTGGACTGACCTACCGGGAAGCCAATGACGACGACGGCGATGGACTTTGATCAGCCAAGGACCGAACAGTTTCAGGAGATCTACCGACAAACGTTCATGTGGCCACTTGGGGTCAGGCACCTCGTGCTTGGCCTCCTCATCTGGCTGGAAGACAAGTACCTCCATTACCTGACCAAGCAACGGGTCACTGAGGCGGTGGAGGACTGGCATGAGCAGGAGGAGCTCCTGAACCCGACTGTGACGTGGAAAGACGCACAGATCGAGGAGAAGCCCTCGGAGGTTGAAGGTCTGCCTGAAATGCGGATCAGTGCCCCGTGGGTTGACCGTGAAGTCGGATACGACCGTGAGTGACGCCTAGAAGCGCCTGTATGACCCCTCTGCCGTCCTCCGGGTGTCAGTACACCCGAAGCCCAACAGAGGGGCCTTCTAGGGGCTTACAGGGGCCTCCTGGGATTTTGACACAAAAATGTGAACCCCCAAAGCGCCTTCAGGTCCGCCGAATCCCCCCCGTGGGGGGTGCCCCCGCCATGTAACGCGCACGCGCCCGCCCCCGCGCACGCGATGTTGTGTCCAAGCCCGTGTCCAAACCAGCATGGACAAGCCCAAACCCGCTGCGGCGCAATGGATCTGGGGCGTTGCGTATCTGCGTGTTAGGCAGGTACGCAGGCTCTGGACGTGGGCAGGTGACGCGCACGCGCCGTGCCTATGCGCGTGTGGATCTATGCGCATTTCACACTATGCGCATACAACGCTTGCGTTATGTGTTTTGTACCTGGATCTGTGGACCATTCTCAATAAGCAGCCCTTGTTGAGAATCAATAAGCCATCGTTGTTGAGAATCAGCCACCGCTTAACAAACCTTGACAATCCCGAGATCCGTTGCAGCGCAAGCCATCTCAGCCGGTGACAGGCAGCGACCAGCCGCCGATGGTTGACGGCAGCCAGCCGATGGGTCATGCTGTGTCCAGTTCGATCACCGACCGATGACCACCACCACCACCCGCCGCGCCAACACCCGCCACATCGCGGCCACGCTCGCCCTCGCGTCTCAGGCCGACCTGTCTGCCGGCATCGAGTGGTATGCACGCGCTGAGCGACTGGGCCGCCGACTCGCCCACACGTACGGATGCACCTTTGAGCAGGCCGTTGGAGTGATTGCTGCCCTCAGCCCGAACAACCGCTGGGCCCGCAACTGCGCGGATGCTGAGAGCATGATCAAAGCTTGGGCCGTTGGCACTGACCCCGAGACTGTCAAGGTCTGCACCTATGGGGCCAACCGGGCAAAGGCTGCCGCCATCCTGCGACTGGAATCGCCAGACCGTGAGACCATCGCCCGGATCCTGAATGGCCGCAAGGTGACCGCCTTCTTCCTGTCGATCACTGGTGTGTCCGACGCTGTGTGTGTTGACGGCCACGCCTACGCAATCTGGCTCGGTGAGCGTGTGCCCACCACTAAGACCCCTAGTCTCGGCGTCAAGCTTTATGCGGAGATCGCCCGTGCCTACGTGCTGGTGGCCAAGCGCAGTGCCTCCCTGTGTGGCGAGCAGCTGACCCCTGCTCAGGTGCAGGCTGTTACCTGGGTAACCTACCGTCGACTGCTCGGTCTGGTTGACTGAGCCCCTATCTCAGGGCCTGGCTGCGGCTGGGCCCACACCATCACCACACCCGACCCATGCTCAACACCATCCCCGGCACTGACCTATCGCTGCCCAGCCCTTGGGACCTGCTACAGGCAGGGCTCACAAGCCGCGACTGGGAAGCCGACTACATCACCTGGATTCGCGCCCGCCATGGTGAGGCTGCGCTGCTGGACTGGTGGCAAGCTGGCTGCCCTCGCTGGACTGAGCCGCCTGCCCCGCCTGTCGATCAAGGCATCATGCGCCAGGGCTGGGGCAGGACTCGCTGGGCCAAACGCTTCCGTTAAGTCCTGTGACACATTGGGTGGCACATGTCACCCGACCGACTAGGCTCTTTGTACATCCGACGCACCTCCTCCGATGTTCACCACCACCACGATTCCCGAGGGCCTGGCCCTCTCCATCCGTCACCAGGCCCAACGCCTGGCCGATGATGCCAGCTTCCTGCCCACGATGGCCGGGGCATTCAGACTCGGTGACGAGATCGCCCTCGACCGAGATACACTCTGGATGTTCCACACCTGGCTGGCTGTGGAGTTCGCTGGCATCCCTGCCCGCATCGACTTTGTCGACCGAGAGGTTCCCCTGACTGTGGCGGTGTCTGCCCTCACTGGGCCCATCCTCCCCGGCGAGAAGCGCGTCATGCCCGTGTCGACGCTGGGGACTGCCCCGGTGGCTGGCCTCATGACCTCCAACCAGAACCTGGCATTCAGGGCGGTTCACGACCACATGCACGCCAAGCTTGGGGTCGATGACACCTGGCAGGGTGAGCTGGCCACCACCCTGGGTCACCTCCACACCGCCCCGCCTCAAATCTGGCCCATCATCGCTTCTGAGGTGGCTGGCCAGGCTGCCGTGTCTATCTTTGAGGGTGAGTTCCCCGAGCAGCGGCTGAGCCGTGAGTGCCTGCGGGTGTTGGCCCTCCACGAGTCCAACCCCCTTAGGTTCTGATGATGGGTTCACAAGCCGCACGCCTCGATTGTGTCGGTTTGTAACGAGACCACCACCAGACGACCACTGAGCCCCTAGTGTGGGTTCACGACACACCGGAAGCCAACCAGCAGGCCTCCACCTGGCAGATCCTGGGTGAGAGTGCTGGCCACGACGGACGGACTGAATAGATGGGACCGCACCTGGCCCGACAATCCCGGTGCATCGCCTGCCCCTCGGCGCTTGAAGTAGGGGGGCCACGCTGATCCGTCAAAGCGGGTCCGGAGGTGCAAACCCTCCGGCAGCCATTGCCCACCACCCAGTGGGCACAACACGCACACACCCTGCATCGCCTTCCATGCACAACCGCATCATCACTGCCGCCCTCTTTGTGGTGGCCACCGTTCACGCCCTGGTGCTGCGGGCCTGGCCTCACTTCTGGTCCTGGTTCGTTGGCCGTGAGTCTGCCCCTGAGTCTGCCCCTGCGGCGGTCGACAATGGCCGCCCTGCGGTCGACTACGCCTCCCTGCTGGAGGTGCTGACTGTTAGGGACCTCCGTCAAACCTGTGTCACCCTCGGCCTGCCCAGCAAGGCCTACCGCTCCGCACGCAAAGCGGATCTGGTCGCTATGCTGGCTGAGCTCTCCGTCAACCCCACCCTCTGAGGTCATGTCCCTGCTCGCTCTCGCTCACCACGACCGGCTCAACCACAAGCCGCAACCCACCAGCACCACCTATGCTGGCCCTGTGGATCCACGCTATGGCCGCCTGCCTGGGTGGGTGGCCGACCACCTCCGCACCACCAACCCCTCCTACGCTTCCAACCGATGACCGTCTACAGCTCACCCGACGAAGCAGACTTCTTTGCCGACTACAAGAGAGCGAAGAGGGAGATGGACAACCGTCCTACAACTGCTGAGCACCTCGACCACACCACCCGCGACATCTTCCGGATTGTCGACGACCTACAGTGGATCGTCACCAGCGACACCAACCTGGGTCCCACCGACGTTGGCACCCTGACGGGTAAGCTGACCATCCTCCGCATCCTCCTCAATGCCAAGCACCGTGTCCGGACTCCACACATCGATCGCAACTGGCCTGGCTCTTGACTGGCAGCGTGCCTGGGCCAACGCTGAGCTCGGGTACGTCCCCTCGGATGAAGAGCTCCAGCTCTTGGATGATGCTCGCAGGCGGCCGGAGTTCTACATGACTGCTCCGGCCAAGCGGCAGTCTCACAAGCCGCAAAGGCGCCGGTCCCGTGAGGATCGGCCCTACAAACTCCCCTTCACCATCGTCTGATCATGACCGTGGCCACCACCTACACCATCACCTTCGGCCTTTACCAGGACGGCAGTACTCCTATCTCTGAGGACGACTGGAACCTGTTTGTGACCTCAGAGGTGTGCCCCCTGCTCAAGAGCTTTAGCATTCGTGACGAACTGGGCTTCTGGAATGGAGAGCCTGAGCCTTGTCGGGTTCTCACGTACATCAGCCATGAGTTTGAGGATGGCATTGCCATTCACGCCATCGCCAGCCACTACAAGGCCCGCTTCAATCAGCAGGCTGTGATGATCAACTCCTTCGCTTCCTTTCCTGATCTGGTCTGATGCCCGCCACACTTCCACGCCCCAATGGTGACGATCCTCGCAGGATCCAGTTCAGAGCGGTGCTTGAGAAGATCCGCCGAGGTGGGTCTGATGCACTGACCAACCAAGAGAGGATCCTGGTCACTGAGCTGTTCCGAACCGCAGCAATCACTCAAGACCCTCGTGTCCTAAAGCTTCGTGATGAGATCTCGGCCGCGCATCTTGAGTTTTGCTTCCGACTACCCACAACCAGGACCCCACATGACTCTTAAGCACTGGGATGTTGTCATCCCCGGATCGCCACAACCTGCGTGCATCCTGGCCTACACCAAGAGCCAAGCCATTCAGACAGCTATAGAGCTGTTTCCCGGAATCAACCCCTGCGCTGTCACCCTGTGGGAACGACCCGAATGGACCTGACTGTCAACGATGCTGAGGAGATCGCCGCCATCCTTGAAGACACCTTGTCATGGAGGCAGCTCCGTAAACTCGCAAAGCGGAACAAGATCCGTCAGTACAGCTACCTCGGTAAGCGTGGGTTGGCAGTCATGCTGGCCTACCAGGCTGAGAACCGGCTCAAACGTTACCCATGCGATGTGATTCTCTGAATGGCATTCAACCTCAACAACCTTCCCGACTACGATCAGCTCCTGTATGAGTTACTCCACTCCTCGATGGATCACCTGATTGATCTTGGAGCACGGTGTCATGCTCACGAGGATGTACTCTCTGCCGATGAGGATGATGACGAGGACGACCAACCGTCACCTATTCGTGTCCTCAAGGCTCAGCTTCAACTGGATGGTGCTGAGGACGAAGTCCAAGAAGTCCAAGCACTGATCCAGGCACTGTCTAAAGTACTCATCACCCGCCACACTCGTCGAGTTGTCCACCATGACCCAATTCCTGAGCCTGAGCGCATCAGCTCTGCTGACTGTCTCCCAACTGCCACTGACCCTTGAGCTTAAGACTGCTGCTGTTTGTTTCATCAATGATGGTCACTCCTGGGAGAAGGTGGTGACCACCCTCTACGGCTTTATGGACCGGGAAGGTATCAAGTACCCTGACCCAGACTCACAAGCCGCAAAAGCCATGTGGCAGGCTGCCGTGAAAAGGGCAACCCCAGCCAAATGTGACAACCTCCTGCGTCGTAACCTCCAGCAGATCTGAATGGCAACCACCAATCAACTCGCTCGTCAATTCCAGCGGGAACTTGAAGCTAAGCAGGAGGCAGAGGCTCGCCTGCGTGAGCGTACCAAGCTTGCTGAGGACAAGTCCTATGCCTCCTCGACTGTCTACGGGCAGGCCTTCCTCAGGCAGAGCCTGTTCGACATCACTGAGGAGATCGGTAGCAAGCTCAGCCGCATCACCTCTGGGTGGGCCACCAAAGATGCTGCTGATGTGGCACTGGTGAAGGACACCGATCCAGCCACCCTGGCCCTCATCACGGCCAAGGTGCTGCTCGACCTCAACCTGATCCAGCACCAAGTCACCTACGGCAGGGCCTGCACCACCGTGGGCCGCTACGTGCGGGACGAGATCGTCCTGTCCGCCTTCCAGAAAGAGCACAGCGATGACTTCGACAAGGTACTCCGCTTCCAGCACCAGCACAAACACAAGGGCTACGTGAACCGCTTCAAGGGCTTTCAAGCCAAGATGCGGCGGGTCAACGCCCAGGTGCCTAAATGGACGCCCTCTCAGTCCCACAAGGTCGGGGCATGGCTGATCGATCGACTGGTGACCGCCACCGGCTGGTTCAAGCCAGCGGATGTTCTCAATACCCGTAAGGGTGTAGCCGTTCCTACCAAGTACCTGAAACCCACAGAGGCCTTCGAGCGGGCCCGCCTGTCTCTGCTCCACCAGGCCGAGATCATGGCGGCCTGCCACTGGCCCATGCTGTGCGAGCCCAACGAGTGGTCCGACACCGCCAAAGGCGGCTACCTGACTGCGGAGTTGAGGCAAGGGCATGGCCTGATTCGGGGCGTAAAGGGCGGAGGTCACTGCACAGTGCTGAAGGGCACCCCAGCCCTCCAGATGCTGAACAATCTCCAGAAGGTTCCCTATAGAATCAACACCTCTGTGTTGGACGTAGCGAATGTGATGGCAGAGAAGCGACTGACCCTGGGATCTTTCAAGAACCTGGATCTCCTAGAACCCCCAATCAAACCTGACTGGGAAACAGCCTCTGATGAAGCCAAGAAGGAGTACAAGAGCTTGAGGACTAAGGTAGAGGACTACAATGCCTCTGTCTCCCAGAAGAACTACCGGACTCGTGAATGCCTGTTCGTAGCGAACAAGTACCGCGATGAGGAGTCGTTCTGGATTCCCTGGAGCTTCGACTTCCGTGGAAGGGTTTATCCACTTGTCACAAGCCTCAGCCCCCAAGGGACAGACTTTGACAAGAGCCTTTTCCTCTTCGCTGAGGAGGGTGATGTCAACCCCTATTGGCTTGCCTTTCAGGTCGCCACTACCTGGGGTCTGGACAAGGCCCCAATGGACGAGCGTCAAGCCTGGGTCGACAACAACCACAATCTGATTTCTCGAATCGCCAAAGACCCCTTGGACAACCTGTCTGAGTGGTCGCAAGCTGAGGAGCCCTGGTGCTTCTATGCTGCGTGTGTCGAATACAACGACTGCGTGATCGAGAAAACCCGATCGACCTCAGGTCTTCCTGTGTCGGTCGACGCCACCTGTTCTGGTCTCCAGCACCTCAGTGCCCTGACCAAGGACTTGTCGGCTGCCCAGATGGTCAACGTGGTTCCTACCCAGAAACCCACTGACGCCTATGCACTCGTGGCTGAGAAGGCCAAGGAGTTCCTTCCTGAGGCCTACCACCCGCTGATGAACCGCAAGGTCACCAAGCGCACCGTGATGACCACGCCCTATGGGGTCACCATGAACAGCGCCCGTGGCTACATACGCGAGGAGCTGCCTAAGACCTTCGAGGATGGTTCCCCTGTGGAGCTGTCGCTGGTCACCAAGGCTGTCTTCCAGCAGGCCATCCCTGCGGTTATTCCTGGCCCCATCAAAGCTATGGGATACATCCAGCGGGCGGCTGTTGCTCACATCGACCAAGGCCATGAGGCTGTCACCTGGGTCACCCCCTCCGGGTTCCCCGTCACCCAGGACTGCCGCGTCAAGGAGACCGAGGTCGTTCAGACCAAGCTTCTTGGGTCTCGTGTCCAGGCCAGGGTCTTCAAGCCCTGGAACGAGCTGTCTGTGGACCGCAGTGGTCACCGAGGTGGGTCAGCCCCCAACCTGATCCACAGCCTTGATGCTGCCCTGCTTCACCTGACCTACGCCAACTGCCAGCTTCCCTTCACACTGATCCACGACTGCATCCTCATGCGGTCCTGTGATCTGGACTGGGCCAACACCAAGATCCGTGAAGCATTCGTAGAGATGTACTCTCAGCCAATACTTCAAGACTGGGCCCAGCAACTGGGTGTCGACTTCGATCCTGAGGTCATGATCAACACCCTCAACATTGAGGATGCCCTCAATTCCACCTACCTCTTCTGCTGATGAGCAACCCCATTCAACAAGGCACCAAACTCACCGGTTGGTCCGAAGATGTTGTGTCCTACCTCTACGAGGAGTTCTGTGACATCGAGGAGGGTGAGGACTTCATCGAGTACCTCGCTGACCAGACCGGAATCGCTGCCTTCGTGATCGCTGCCTCCGAAGGTATGCCCGTGACCATGTGTCTTGAGGCCTACGACCAGGGCCGCTCCTGTGTCCTTGACGAGGACTTCGATGTCGACGCGGCTATCGATGCCATCAACCTGGCTGAGCTGCCGGATGATGACTGTGCCTTGTTCGATGACGAGGAGTGATCTCCGCATTACCACACCGCATCTACACCTACGTTCCCATGACTGAAGGACGCTTCATCTTCACCACCACGCTGGAGGGTTACATCAATGCCCTCAAGCCGAGTGGGAAGTTCAACAACTGCACCATCTCTTTCCGTATCCCCCCTGAACTCCTCTCTGAGTTCGAGGAGCAGCACGAAAAGTGCCTCGCCTGGGGTGCCAACAAGCTCGGTGGTAAGCGCCACGAAAAGGCTCTTCCCAAGTGGGACGAGGATGGCCTGGTGAAGGTCTCCTATGGTGGTGACAGCACTGCCCCCATGTTCCCATGGGTCGACACCGATGGGGCCCCTGTGGACCTGGATACCCAGATCTGGAAGGGCACTGTGGTCAAGGTCATCGTCGACGTGAAGCCTTACGTCTACGGCAACAAGGCTGGCTCCAGCTTCAAGGTTCGTGGCGTTCAGATCATCAAGCTGGTATCCAGCGGGGGTGGCTCTGACGCAGGCGAGCTTGAGCCGGAAGACGTGGCTGCCCTGTTTGGCTCCAGCGAGGGCTTCAAGGCCAGCAGCCCCAACTACCAGCCCCCGGCTGATGCCGACCTGGGTGAGGACGACGAGGACGACGTGCCCTTCTGATGACAAACTACCGGTCCCGGCTCGAAGAGAGGCTGGCCCGGTGGCTGGAGCTAAATGATCACCCATTCGAGTATGAAACACTCAAGCTTCCATACACGCTTGAGGCTGTCTATACCCCAGACTTCATCCTCCCGAATGGGGTGATCATCGAGGCCAAGGGTTACTTCAAGCCTGAGGATCGCCGCAAGATGCTGGCCGTCCGCAAGGCCCACCCGGAGCTGGACATCCGTCTGGTGTTCCAGCAGCCCTACAACACCCTGACAAAGGCCTCCAAGACAACCTACGCCGCCTGGGCTGAGAAGCATGGCTTCCTCTGGGCGGCTTCCCACAACATTCCACCTGAATGGTTCCATTAGACGAATCTGAGTTCGTCTGCCACCAGCCCTGCCCGAGCTGCGGGAGTAGCGATGCCAACAGCCTCTACACAGATGGTCATGAGCATTGCTTCTCCTGCGGCTACCACACCGGGGCCACAGGCGAGCACATCACAAGCCGCATCACCAACACCCGCATCCACATGGACTTCACTGGGGACATCATCCCCCTCAAGACCAGGGCAATCACAGAGGAGACCTGCAAGAAGTTCAACGTCCGCTACGACTCATCCACCCGCACCATCCGGTTCCCCTACTACACCCAGGCTGGTCAACTGGTCGCCTTCAAAAGCAGGGACACCGACAAGGACTTCAAGTGGGCTGGCAAGAACGAGGACCACACCCTGTTCGGTCAGCAGCTATGGGGGCAAGGCAAGTGCATCGTGATCACCGAGGGTGAGATCGACTGCCTGTCTGTCTACCAGGCAAGACCAACATGGCCGGTTGTAAGCCTTCCAAATGGGGCCCAAGCCGCCAAGAAGGCGCTCCAGCACCAGCTCAAATGGCTGATGGGGTTTGATGAAATCGTCCTCTTGTTCGACAACGACGATGCTGGACAGATGGCAGCGCAAGACTGCGCGACCCTCTTCCCGCACGACAAGCTCTACATAGCCACAACTCACCCATACAAAGATGCAAACGAGGCGCTCGTCGCCCGTGACACCGATGCAATCCGACAAGCACTCTGGAACAAGAAACGCTACAGCCCAAAGACCGTCATTGATGGAAGAGATCTCTTCGATCTCGCTACTCGGCCACTACATGGCAGGGACGCTGATTGGCCTTTCCTTGCCCTTGATCGTGTCACTGGTGGTCTTCGGAGAGGCGAACTGGTCACCGTTACAGCCGGCTCCGGCGTCGGCAAGTCCACATTCTGTGGTGAAGTAGCCCAGCACCTGGTCGACCAGGGCCACAGCGTTGGCTACATCGCCCTAGAGGAGAGCCTTCAACGCACCGCCCTCAGACTCATGTCGGTCAAGGCCAACAAGGCCCTACACCTCAACAATGAGATTCCTGAGGAGGAACTCAAGGAGGCCTTTGATGAATCTCTAGGGACAGGTAGAGTTTTCCTCAGAGATGGCTTTGGTTCGGTTGACCCCGAGGCGATCCTCAGTGACTGTCGCTTCATGGCGATGGCTAAGGAGGTCGGCTGGATCATCCTGGATCACCTCTCGATCCTCATGTCCGGTAACGAGTCTCATGACGAGCGCAAGCTGATCGACATCACCATGACCAAGCTCCGTTCCTTTGTGGAGGAGACCGGAGTGGGGATGCTATTGATCAGCCACCTCAAGAGGCCGCAGGGCGACAAGGGCCATGAGGACGGCCAGCAGGTCAGCCTCGGTCAGCTCAGAGGCTCACACTCGATCGTACAGCTCTCTGACATGGTGATTGCCCTTGAAAGGAACCTCAGCTCTGGGGAAGACCACAGCAACATCAGGGTCCTCAAGAACCGCTTCAACGGTCAGACAGGGCCAGCAGGGACAATCTCCTTTGATACCTCCACCGGACGTATGAAGGAAGATGTTGCCTCTGCCTTTGATTCCACCTACACTGACGAGGATGATCCGTTTTGACTAAACATCACCCAATCACCCCACCGCCGGAGCTGGTGGAGCAGTGGATCCGCGAAAAAGACGGCCTTGAGCTTGTCGTTACCCGCGCCGCCAAATGGGGTGCCGACCAGGAGCTGGAAGAGTGTCTGAGTTACGCCAGTGACCAAGGGCTCTCAACTTCTCAGATGCGCAACCATCGCCGCCCCAAGCCGCCGAGCTTGAAGCAACAAGCGATGGCAGTGCTGGATGACATCGATGCCCAGCTCGGCGCGGCCCACTACAACGTCCTTCTTCGCGCCTTGGAGGCCCTGCCCGATGACTGACCTATCACCCGCTGCCCAGGCCGTGCTGGATGCCGCCATGCAGTACGAGATTAACCCTGAATGTTACTCACGGGAGATTGCCGCCGCCACCCTGCGAGCTGCTGCTGACATCATCAAACGGTCTGAAGCCAACTCAACCCCATCAACTGATTGGGGCGACGGGTGGAAAGACGGCATACGTGATACAGCGCAAGGGCTTCTCGCCATCGCCGCCGAGCTGGAGCAGTCGTAGTGACCACCCACAACCACCTCACCTAAATGCGCCTTCTCTTTGACATTGAGACCAACGGCCTGCCACGACAAGGTCTTAACCGGATCCACTGCCTTGTCATCAAGGACCTCGACACCGGTCAGGTGATCAGGTTCAATGATCAGGGTACATCACGTCCTATCACAGAGGGCGTGAATCTACTGGCTGAGGCAAAGCTCCTTGTTGGGCACAACATCGTTTACTTCGACCTTCCCGTTATTCAAAGTTTGTACCCTTTCTTTGAATACAGGAACGACGTGATCGACACGCTCATCCTCAGTCGACTGCTCTACCCTGACATCCTCAACAGGGACTTCCGTAAGCGTCCAATTGGTATGCCCCCAAAGTTGTTTGGGAGACATTCCTTGGAGGCCTGGGGATACCGCCTGGGGGACTACAAAGACAACTTCGGCAAGACCACCGACTGGGCAGATTGGTCCCAAGACATGGAGGACTACTGTGAGCAGGATGTCCATGTGAGTGCCAACTTATTCGCTGTCTTTGAACCGCGAATACCGAAGTACGGCAAGAGCATCAAGCTGGAGCACGAGTGTGGTCGAATCATGGCCCAACAGGAGACACTAGGGTGGCCATTCGATGTAAAGGCTGCTGAGCGCCTGGAGGGTGAGCTCCGTGGGGAAATGGACAAGCTGGCAGACGCCATGCGAGCAGCCTTCCCCTACGTGGCTGGCAAGGAAACGGTGGCCAAGCGCAACCACTCCGGCTACGGCTACATCAAGGACGCGGCCTACACCAAGCTGGTCGAGTTCAATCCGACCTCCCGTGATCACATTGCTTGGGCATTCAAGACCTGGCGTAACTGGCAGCCTGAGGAGTTTACTGACACCGGTCGTCCCAAGATCGATGAGAGCATTCTTCTGGCCATGGACACGGAGGAGAGTCGCACCTTCGCCCGCCTGCTGGAGCTCCAGAAAGCCATCGGTCAGCTCAGCGAAGGTCAAAATGCCTGGCTCAAACAGGTCACCCGAGAAGGAAGGATCCACCACTCCTGTCAGCTTGCAACCAACACCGGTCGCAATGCCCACAGCCGCCCCAACCTTGGGCAGGTATCCAGTGACCCACGATGTAGAGCTCTATTCCTTCCTGGTGATGGAATGGTTCAGGTCGGGGCAGATGCCTCAGGCTTGGAGCTCCGAATGCTCGGACACTACCTGGCCTACTTCGATGGTGGCCGATTCGCTGACATCGTGGTCAATGGTGACATTCACCAGATCAACGCCGATGCCGTTGGGGTGTCCCGCAAGGCGGTCAAGTCGATCACCTACTGCTTCATCTACGGAGGTGGGGACGAGAAGCTGGGCATGACCACAGACCCCCTGCTTAAGGGGGCCAAGGCAAAAAAGCTCGGTGCTGAGATCCGCCGCAAGTTCACTGAAGCGATTCCGGGCCTGGATTCGCTTCTCAAGGCCGTTGCCAAGAAGGCCGAGGGTGATGTGCTCAAGGGCCTAGACGGACGACCAATCCGCCTCCAGGGCAAAAAGCACGCCGCTCTCAACTACCTCCTCCAGTCAGCCGGCGCCATCGTCTGCAAAAACTGGGTGGTGGAGACTCACAACTGCATCAGCGATGAGGGTCTCAAGCTTGGCATCGACTACCAACCACTCGGCTTTATCCACGACGAGCAGCAGCTCGCAGTATCACCAACCTATGTCCCCCTCATCGAAAGCATCCTCGTCGACACCATGCCCATCGTCGGAGAAGACCTCGGGCTCAAGGTCCCGCTCGCGGCGGAAGCCAAGCATGGCTCAAGCTGGGCGGACTGCCACTGATACCCACCTGAGGATCGACGCTGACTTCTACGCCTACCGATCCTGCTCTGCCAACGAAACCGAGCTGGACTGGGGCGAAGACCTCATCACCATAGCTTCCAACTTCAAGGAGGTGATCCGCTCATTCAACAGCGAAATCACAAGCCTCAAACGACGCTTCGACACGGAATCAGTCACCCTCTACTTCTCAGACACCAAGAACTTCCGCAAGACTGTTGACCCCGAATACAAGGGTAAGCGGACCAAGCGTAAGCCGGTTGGCTACCGAAGACTCCTGGAATGGGCTGAGGCCAACTACAAGGTTGTCCGATACCCACTGCTGGAGGCTGACGATGCTCTTGGCCTGGAATGCCACCTAGACCCCTCTGACTTCGTCTTGGTAAGCCCAGACAAGGACATGAAGCAGATCTCCTGCCGCCTATTCAACGGCGAAGAGGAGTTCAACGTGACACCCGAAGAGGCCGACTACTGGTTCTGGACCCAGACCATCACAGGCGATCCTGTGGACGGCTACAAGGGCATCCCCGGCGTAGGTGCTGTGGGTGCCAAGAAGATACTGGACAAGGCTGAGGAGCCCTGGCCAGCCATCCTGGAGGCCTATCTCAAGGCAGGTCTCACAGAAGCGGACGCTATCCGCAACGCCCGCCTGGCTCGGATCCTCCGGCCCGGTGAATACAACTCCACCGCCAAGGAACCGATCCTATGGACACCTCCGGAACCCTGATAGCCGCTGACCTGGCTGTCATCATTGTTGTCATCTACATCATCGACCGCAATGTCTTCCATGCGATTGATCTACTCCTCTCCCACATCCCAACGGCTGTTGGAGGAACTTATCTACGGACCGTGCTCCGCTGCCGTCTCTGGCTCGACCGCCAAGCCCTCGTCCATCGCGGACCCGTGGGGAGACTCTGGAACGAGTACAGCCTCTGGAAAATCCGCAACAACCCAGCCTACCGAGAGTTCTTCCAAGACCGCAATGAGCAAGTATGATCCTGCCCACTACAAGCGTGGTAGCATCCAAGTTTGGGATTTCATTGTGGATCAGCAGCTTGATTATCTTTCTGGCAACATCATCAAGTACATCTGCCGCGCAGGCCACAAGAGCTACGAGTCCGAGCTGGATGACTGGCTCAAGGTGAAAGCCTACGTCGAAAAGAAAATCGCTACCCTCCAGCACGACCGCAACCGATGAAGCACCTCGAAGAGGCTATCCAGTTCCGCAAGGCTATGGATCAGCCCTTGGCTACCCCTGATGAGAATGTCCACGAGCTCCAATTCGCCCTGATCCGCGAAGAGTACAGCGAGCTTGATGAGGCATTTGAAGGTGAGCTTGATGGAACCCACGAGCTCAGTGATCAGCTCAAAGAGCTTTGCGACCTTGTCTTCGTCTGCTACCAGTTTGCTGCTGCTCGTGGCTGGGACCTGGACACCGCACTCACTCGGGTCTACGAGTCCAACATGAGTAAGCTCGTGGATGGCAGACCCATCAAGGACGACAATGGCAAAGTCCTCAAAGGGCCCAACTACCAACCCCCAATTCTCGACGACCTCCTATGACCACCACCAGTCCGATCGCTCGCACCGGCCGAGTCCAGAACTGGATTGACGACCCAACCTCACGCTTGCCGGTAAGCTGCACTGTCTTCGTAGTTGAAGACGAAATGGAAGGGCCTAACGGAATCGAAGCCTCCTGGCGCTTCGCCTCTCACGCCCTCCGCAATGGTGCTGGCTGCGCTATCCACCTGAGTAAGCTACGCCCCGAGGGGGATGACAATGGTCGTGGCCTGACTGCTTCCGGTCCTGTCTCCTTCGCCCGCATTTACTCCGCTCTGAACGAGACCCTGCGTCGTGGTGGTGTCTACAAGAACGGTGCTGTGGTCATCCACCTTGACTACACTCACCCGGATGCCATCAAGTTCATCCAGGCAAAGCGATCCGAACTTCCTTGGGTCAAGCGTTGCCTCAATGTCGACAGTGAGTTCCTTGTCAAGTCCAGCCCTGAGCTGATTGAAGCCGTCCTGGATGGTATCAAAAAGGGGGACATCTGGCTTAACAAGATCCGCTACGATCAAAATGGAGAACGAATCTACGGAAACGTGTGCCTGGAAGTGTATCTGCCATCAAGGGGAACCTGCCTTCTCCAGCACATTAACCTCGGCGCCACTACCACGGAAACTCTCGTTGATGCTTTCACCGAGGGTATGTCCGAACTCGTTGGGCTGCACAGCCGCACGGGAGTTGGAGAGACTGGAGAGTATCTCCCGCCTTCCATTGATAGGCAGGTTGGGCTTGGACTCCTGGGCCTTGCAAACTTCTTGGCACAAAACGAAGTCAGCTATCGAGAGTTCGGAAGAGCCCTGGATCGTTACTTCCTCGCCATCCCCGACCCCTCCAACAAGGCCGACCTTCTGGCTTCTTGCTTGGCGCAGGGCATCAGTAAAGCTGCTGACATCGCTCGCAGCGCTGGGATGGTCCGTGCGTTCGCTATCGCGCCTACAGCTTCTTGCAGTTATCAGTACACTGATCTGCGTGGCTACACTACTACCCCAGAGCTTGCTCCTCCTATCAGTCGTCATGTTGATCGGGACTCTGGCACGTTTGGAGTTCAGTCCTATGACTATCCGCCGGATTGTGAGATCGCGTCGGAAGTCGGCTGGAAGGACTACAAGCGAGTCGTAGATGGAATCGTTCGTCTCTATCAGGAGACGCTTCTGTTCCACGGCTACAGCTTCAACAGTTGGAGTGATGTCGTCACCTACGACGAGAAGTTCCTGAGTGAGTGGCTCAACTCGCCACAAACGTCTCTTTACTACGCCCTCCAGGTCATGCCTGACACTCAGGCCAAGGATGACGCCCTGGCCGCCCTTGATGAAGACTTCCGTGACTTCTTCAAGTTCAGTGAGATCGACACCTCCCATCTGACCGACGATGAAGAGGTTGTTGGTTTCTGCCCAACGGATGGTTCCTGTTCTTCTTGCGCTGAATGATGACTCAGTCTCCCTACACCCAGGTGGTCAACCGGAAGCGGAAATGGACCCCCGTGGCTGTTCAACGTGGAAAGCTGGTAGACGGCTCTGAGGAGTCCATTTACCGGGCCCTGGCCCTCCGCACCCTGGAGCTGCCCGTCTCTGAGTTCCTCAAGCAGGGACTTGAGAAGGAGCTGCCCAAGACCCCTGGTGTGGTGGAGGCCCTCCAGTCCAACATCATGGACGAAGAGCGCCACGACCAGGCCTTGGAGTACGTGGTCTCCGCTCACGGCACGGAAGCCAAAGCCGAAGCAGAAGGTCGCCACATCCTCAAAGCATGGATGGACGCACCGGAGCATCCAATCCTCAAAGCAGCCATCCTTGAACGCAGTGTCTTCTTCGTCCTCCTCCCCTTCTACCGGTTCAACGGAGACATCGGAATCCGCACAACCGCAGCCGACATCAGCAGAGACGAACAGACCCACGTCGCCATCCACAGCATGGTCTGTTCCGAGCTGGGCCTCAAGTCCACACCAAGCCTCAATCGCCTTCGTCGAGCGACTGTGGGATGGGTAGTTGATGGATTGAAATCCCACCCCAACAAGTATCTGGATAAAGACTTCTGGCTGTCTCAATCGGATTCCCTCTACGAGCGTGGCAAGGCACCGGGCCTATCTGACACTCAGCGTGCTCGTATGCCTGCGTTCTTTGAAGCTGCCAACACCGACCTTCCCCAGTATGGATGAGCTCACTCTTTCAGATGTATCCAGTGACTTTTCACGGCGATACCTGAACGGTGTCATTGAGCAACTTGAGGATGCCTACCCGGACATCCACCCACGCACCCGCCTAGATGACTACCAACAAGGATTCAAAGCGGGTGCCATTGAGGTGATCCGCCGACTCAAGGAGATTACCTACAATGACAACTCTATGGCTAAATAACCAGAGAACTGTGGCAGAGCCGTATGAGGAAGCGGCAGCTCTTCTCGACAAACTGAGGAGCGGTCAGAACCTGACTAAAAAAGAGACCAACCGACTTAAGGAGCTGGCCTCAAAGAACTCCGGTCTGACAAATCAAAGCTTTCTTGGTTCCCCAGCTAACCTACGGGATACCCTTAACCAGCTTGTCAAATCCGGAATCAGTCCTGAGTCATTCAGGAAAATCCAGCAAGACAGGAGGCGTGAGGCTGCACAGTCAGCGCCTACCCCAGTCCAGACTATTGCTGATGTACGTGGTGACACCCAAGGGTACAACAAAAGAATCAAGAAGCAGCAAAAAAAGGAAGCCAAACTCTACCAAGGACTTGTCAGTCAACAGCAGAGTGCTTTTGCAGGCCAACTGGCTGCCCAGAATCAGATGCTGAATCAGCAGCTCCAGACAATCACGCAGCAGTCGACCCTACAGCAACAGCGATACCAGGCTCTGATGCGGCAAACTACCCGTCAGCAGCAACAGCAACTGACTGCTATTAGACGGCAGTACAATCGAGGAAATAGGAAGTCCGAAAGGACAATCGCTCGTCTTCAAGATGACATCAAGCGGCTGTCCACCATCAACCGTCCACCTAACATCCCCATCGACACCCGCCCAGCAGTAATCGGGCTGAGCGCCGCCCAGCAGTCTTCCCAGCAGAGGCAGACTCTTGGCCTGGTTGGAACTAGAAAGGCCCCGGCCCAGACTGGTACTCTTGGTCTTGACATCGCCTCGTAACACATGAAAGACAAAGGATCTGCGGCAGATCGCTACGCCCATCTATCCGCAGACAGGACTACGTTCCTGGACACCGCACGAGATTGTGCCAGGGTATCTTTACCCTACCTGATTCCTCCCACAGGGACCTACAGTGGTCAAAAGCTGCCAACCCCATGGCAGTCAATGGGGGCCAAGGGCGTCAACGTCATGGCCAGCAAGCTGATGCTGAGCCTGTTCCCAGTCAACACCAGCTTCTTCAAGCTCCAGATCAACGACGGTGAGTTCACCAAAGATCCTGAGCTGGATGCTCGGGCAAAGAGCGAGATTGATCAAGCCCTTTCTCGAATGGAACGGGTTGTCAATCAGCACCTAGCTGAGTCCCAAGACAGGGTAGTCCTGTTCCAGGCGATGAAGCATCTTGTTGTTGCTGGTAACGTCCTTGTCTTCCTTGGGCCCAAGCAAACCAAGATCTATCCGATTGATCGGTTCGTTTGTTCCAGGGATGGTAACGGGGAACCAATCGAGGTTCTTACGGTTGAGTCAATCCATCGCACCCTTCTTCCCCCTGAGTTCCAGCCAAACCAAGAAACCAAACCTAATCACACCGGGGCTGAAACACAAAGCCCTGTTAGCGACGTGCTTGTCGGTGAGGATGAGGTTGCTGTCTATACATGGGCCAAGCTCAAGGACGGTAAGTGGAAGTGGCACCAGGAGGCTGATGGTGAGATCATCCCCGGGACTGAAGGCTCTGCCAACAAGACCCAAACCCCCTGGCTTCCGCTGCGCTTCAACGTGGTGGATGGCGAGGACTACGGGCGTGGCCGGATTGAGGAGTACCTTGGGGACCTGAAGAGTCTTGAAGGCCTCATGCAGGCGCTCGTGGAGGGCTCTGCGGCCTCTGCCAAGGTTGTATTCCTCGTGGCACCATCGGCCACCATCAAGCCTTCTGAGCTGGCCAAGGCCCGCAATGGGGCAATGATCACCGGCCGTCCTGAGGATGTGACGGTGGTTCAGGTGGACAAGAGGGCTGACTTCCAAACAGTCCTACAGATGATCCAGATGCTGACCCAGCGTCTCTCTGAAGCCTTCCTGATTATGAACGTCAGGGACTCCGAGAGAACAACCGCCGAAGAGATCAGAGCCACCCAACAGGAGCTCAACGAACAACTCGGTGGCAACCTGGGGAACCTCACCACTGAGCTGCTCCAGCCGTACCTTCGCAGGAAGCTCTTTGTTCTCCAGCGTGAGCGCCAACTACCACAACTTCCAAAGGGCATCATCTTCCCGACCGTAGTCACTGGTATTGAAGGCATCGGCCGTGGTCAAGATAGAGAGGCTCTTGCCATCTTCCTGACTACTCTCCAGCAGACGCTCGGCCCAGAGGCCATACAGCAGTTTGTGAACATGGAGGAAGTCACCAAGCGGTTGGCTGCCAGCGTGGGTATTGATGCCCTTGGCCTCATCAAGACTGAAGATGATAGGCAGCAGGAGCAGCAGCAGGCCCTTGATCAGGCCCAACAGCAATCGATCACAGACCAAACTGGTCAGATCCTGAAATCGCCACTCCTTGATCCAACCAAAAATCCAGACGCACTAAACCAGCTCAATGACCAACAGCAGCAGCAAGCCCCGCAAGGCGGCCCCCCGGCCGAAGGAGGACCCAGTCCAAGCTTCTGAGGAAACCACTCAGGTTGAAAAGCAGGAAGCCCCTGAGGCTACTGTCACCAAACTGGAACCCCGAAGCAAGGCGGCCGGTAAGCCTAATGTCCGTCAGAACCTCAAGGGTCCGAAAGTCGGGCGTGGTACTCGAATCACCAAGCCCACCTTCGGTACTGTAACTTCCACCTTCTACTGATTCATGAGTCAAGTCACCTTCGATTCCACCGACAATCCGGAAGCCCTTGAGGGGCAGAAGGAGGCCGAAGCCCGTGCCCTTGAGATTGGCGAAAAGCTGATCAACGAGCAGCAGGAGGTCGAGGCCGAGGTCTACGAAAACGCACGCAAACAAGCCGAAAGTCAGCTCAACTACGCTGGTAAGTTCAGGACCGCTGAGGACCTGGAGAAAGCTTACCTGGAACTTGAGAAGAAACTGGGCCAAGCCAAACAAGAGGATTCCTCCAATGATGAAGACGGTAGCAGCGATGGGCAAGCTGATGAAGAAAGCAGCGCCCAAGATGACCAAGAAAGCAGCGCCGAAGAAGGCAGCTCCGAAGAAGAAGAAGGGGTACAAGTAGATCGACTTACCGCTGAGGAAGAGCAGACTCTTGTTCAGTCCCTTGGCGGTATCGACTTCTACAACCAGGCCCTCAAGTGGGCAGCAGAAAACCTCAGCCAAGAGGAGATCTCCGCCTACGACAACATCCTGATCAATGGTGATCGAGGTGCAGTCACCTTTGCCGTAAAGTCCTTGATCCAACAGTTCAAGGCCAACGGAGACTATGACGGTGCCCCGGTGTCTGGCAAGGCTGTGAAGGGCCAGGGTGTCAAGCCCTTCCGCTCGCAGGCCGAGCTTGCCCGAGCCATCAACAATCCCAAGTACCGGGAAGATCCTGCCTACCGCCTTGATGTGGAGCAGCGTCTTGCCGCCTCTGGTGATCTGATGTGATCATGCGCCCGCGCCCGTGGCCTTGTAACGGCGCCTGGAATGTCGTAACCCAGGTACATCCACTCTATCTACGAAGTGGCTGGTTAAGGGACGACACCTGGTTCGAGAGCCGGGGTATGTACGCCTCTGCTGCCTTTGGCGCGGGGGCACTAAGGGTCGGGAGTCCTTTGGTAAGGACAAGCGGACAACGCCTTGAAAGTCGGTTCGATTCCGGCACGACCCCCTAGAGGTGGGACCTCGTTAAAAACCCAGTCGACTGGAGTGCAGAGCCCGATGCGTCGGACAACTCTTCACAACGGACAACCCATACAACTGAATACAAAGCGCGCAATAACTCCTTCATGAAGGGAATCTGAAACTCTTTTTCATTCCCAAACAACAATGACTACGACTCCTACCTGGAGCGGCCAGATTAACAAGGCTGGCTCCGAGCGTGCCCTCTACCTGAAACTCTTCACTGGTGAGGTGTACGAGGCGTTCCGTAACGCCACCATCTTCAAGGACAAGGTGATGAACCGCACCCTGCGTAACGGCAAGGAGGCTCAGTTCATCCACACCGGTCGCATGACCGCCGAGTACCACGTGCCCGGCACCGCCATCCTTGGTACTGGCAACCCCCCGGTGGCCGAAACCACGATCACCATGGACGACCTACTGGTCAGCCATGCCTTCGTCTATCGTCTGGACGAGATCCTGGCCCAGTACGAAGTGCGCGGCCCCATCAGCCGCCAGATTGGTCAGGCCCTGGCGGAGCACTACGATCGTCGTATCGCCCGAGTGCTGTCCCTCGCCTCCAGCGAGACTGCTGCCGTGACTGGTGAGCCTGGTGGCTTCCAGGTGAACCTGGGTGCTGGCAATGAGTACGACGCCCAGGCCCTGGTGGATGGCTTCTTCGAGGCTGCTGCCCGTCTGGACGAGATCGCTGCTCCGAAGGATGGCCGCTATGCCGTGCTGTCCCCCCGTCAGTACTACAGCCTGATCTCTCAGGTCGACACCAACATCCTGAACCGCGACTATGGCAACAGCCAGGGCTCGCTGAACAGCGGTGATGGTCTCTACGAGATCGCTGGCATCAAGATCCACAAGTCGAACAACATCCCCTTCCTCGGTCGCTATGGGTCCCCCAGTGGCCCCGCCATTGAAGCCCCGATCTCTACCGCTCGCGGTGGTGGTCTGGACGCCATTGGTGAGCGCAACAACTACGGTGATGGCCCTGGTGGCGACTTCAACAATAGCTGCGGCCTGATCTTCCATCGGGAAGCTGCTGGTGTGGTGGAAGCCATCGGTCCCTCCGTGGAGACCACTGGTGCCGACACCCGCGTCATCTACCAGGGTGATGTGATTGTGGGCAAACTGGCCATGGGCGCCGCCCCCGTGCGTGTGTCTGTTGCTGGTGAGTTCCGCAACGTGAACTGAATACCTGGGAGGGCTACTGGAAATGTCCGGGGGCCCTCCTCCCTCATTTATCCCTGTCAGATAATGACTACAAAACTCGAAGCTGTCAATCAAATGCTGGCGGGGATTGGACAGGCCCCGGCCGTTTCCCTAGACCAGGCAAACCCGGAGCTGTCCATTGCTGAACTGACTCTGGATCAAGTAACTCGTGAAGTCCTGGGTGAAGGCTGGCACTTCAATACAGAGGTCAACTACCCGTTTGTTTCTGACGTAGACGGCATCATCTCCGTGCCATCCAACATTCTTTCGCTTTCAGACAACAAGCAATCGAATCGTCAAGTGTATCAAACGGTGATCCGTGACGGTAAACTATACGACAAACTGACCCACACCTTCCAGTTTCCACCAAACACAGTGATCGGCTGTGATGTGGTCTGGCTGTTTGGTTTTGAGGATCTACCTCAACCATTCCAAGCTTACATCACTCAGCGGGCTACTCGGCTGTTTGCTGGTCGTGTCCAGGGCTCAGAAGCCATGGTTCAGTTCAATACTCAGGATGAGCTGATCCTGCGGAACAACTGTCTGGCCTATGACACCCAAACATCACAGGCCAACATCTTTGGTGTTGAAGACGGTAGAAACTTCTACATCAGCTACACCCCATTCCAGACCATCGCTAGATAGGCAAGATGCCCGTAATCTCTCAGAAAATCTCCAACCTGATCGGTGGGGTATCCCAGCAGCCGGATTCTCTCAAACTACCTGGGCAACTGAGAGAGTGCGACAACTATCTGCCTGACCCTACCTTTGGACTTCTCAAGCGTCCTGGCACACGAGCCATTGGTCGCCTCTTAAACGCAACTGAAGATGGTTCCTACTTCTCCTTGTTCCTGGACTCCGAGAATAGGTTCATTGTTCAGATCGCCAAGAATGGTCAGGTTCGCATTTGGGACGCAGAATCTAGCGTTCAGCAGACAGTAAATGCCTTGTCTGCCTCGGCCCTAGCCTATGCGGCGCACACCGATCAGTCACAGATCGAGCTGCTCCAGATCAACGACTTTGTGTTCGTTGTCAACAGGGGTGTGCGAGTACTCCAGGATGCTGCTGTTGTTGCCAGCATCACACCAACAGCCTTCTTTGTGCTGAACACAGTCTCCTATGAGACCAAGTATTCGGTTACGGTTGATGCCACTACATTTACGTATACCAGTCCTGCCAGCGGTAACCTTGATGTGGATCTGGTTCGGAACGCCATCGCTGCCCTGATCAACGCCAACCCGGCTTATGTGGCAACAACCACTGGCAACGTCATTCGTGTCCGAAGAGCAGACAACGCTGCGTTCAGTGCCAGGGCTTCTGGTGGTCTGAGTGGTGATGCTATCGAGGCCTACTCAGGAATCGTACCGTCCGTTGGTCAGCTTCCCCGTCAGTACTTCAATGGGGACAAGATTCAAGTTGGAGTACCTGGATCCGGAGTTCCTGGCTATTGGCTGGAGTTCCAGGTTACGAACGGGGGTGCCTCTGGTTCTGGTGTGTGGGTCGAAACCGCAGCACCAGGCGCTCCGATACGAGCTCAGGCAACGACCCTACCTCACGTACTCATACAAGAAGCAGACGGGACCTTCACATTCCGTGAGTTCTCCGAGGCACTCGCTACTGCAACGCCAGCAACAGCCAATGTCGCCGGCACTGTGACAACCGCAACCGTATTGGATCCAGGCCTGGCCTCCTATGCTGTTGGCCAGACGTTTGCAGTATCAGGTGGCACTGGAATCAATCTACGCCTTCGGGTTACAAAAACCCGTACCGATACCTCGTCCTCCACAAGCGTGCTTCCTAGTACGACTCGGGTAGTGTGGTCAGTCTTCGCAGACAGGCAAGAATACTCTTGGCAAGTCAGTGGGGTGGAAATTGCAAGAACATCCACTTCCGATCCAATCACCCTTGGAGATAGCACTTACTCAGTTGGTGGCGCATTCGTAGCCACGGCTCCTGTAGACCCTGATGTCATCCAGGAGTTTGAAGCACCCCTCACTACCTTGACAGTCAGGACAGGGGTGATTGATCTGGTGGAGCCTAGCCGCATTGGACGTGGCTACACGCTGAGCGATGTTGTCAGTGATTCCAACGGTGCCACGTTTACAGTGACGGGCATTCAGACAGTCACTCAGTCTGTCATCCCATTCGCCAAGCAGTCATGGACTGATCGTAAGGTTGGAGATGTGGTGACTAACCCCAACCCATCATTCATTGGGGTAGCTATCAGTGGCATGTCCTTCTTCCAGAACCGTCTGGTGATTATGTCTGGTGAGAACGTTTCCTGCTCCAAGGCGGGTGACTTCTTCAACTTCTACGCCGACTCGGCAGCTCAGTTCCTGGACAGCGATCCGATCGACATTAGCTGCGGAAGCAGGACCCCTGTTCAGTTGAGGTTTGGAATCTCTACCAACCAGGGCCTCTACTTGTTCGCAGACAACGCCCAGTACGTCCTTGGTACAAACACCGACGCATTCTCGGCTGCCTCTGCTGAAATCAATCAGGTATCCAATTACCCAGAGACGTTCAGGGTTGGTCCTGTTGACACCGGGTCCACGTTCATCTTTGCGGAAGAGAACGAGCGAGCCACAATGATGTTTGAAATGGCCCCAGGCGATGGAAGACAGGGACGTGTTCAGGCAACAGAAATCACCCGACTCATCCCTACCTACATTCCTGCGGACATCAATGATCTCAAGGTCAGCCAAAGCCTCAACGTTGTGGCTTCACGTACAACGAGGTCTCCTGAAAGCATCTACCTGTTCAGGTTCTTTGACAGGGGTAATGATCGGGTGATGGCCAGTTGGTTCAAGTGGACGATGCCTGGACCCGTTCAAGGCTTGTTCTTCTACCAAGAGAACATCTACGCTGTGATTCGTCCATCAGGTGGTCCCACCGTTGTCGCCAAGATGAACCTCATCAGCGACAGCCCCACAGGAGCCATCAGATTCGAAGGGAAGGTCTACGACGTTCGCCTGGATCTATTCGACTACTTACCTGCTGTCACCTACGATGCGGTGACGGATGAGTCCACCATTAGGTTCAAAGATGGTTACTACATTCCTGGCTGCCAGCCTGTGGTCGTGAGCCTCGATCCTTTCAATCCGGGCAACGTAGAGGAGCCTGACATTGACCAGGACATGAGCGGCTACTTCGTGGTAGTTCCTGGAGACCGTACCGGCACTCGCATTGCTCTTGGATTGAAGTACTCGGCCACCGCCCTGATGCCAAGCTTCTACCTACGGCAGGGGGAGGACGGCCGCGCTGACACAATCAACATCCCAACCATCAACCGGATCCAGATTGACAGCTTTGAGTCTGGGCCGTTCAGGGTTCTTGTCAACTCTGTTGGTAGAGGACCATTCGATCTTGAGATCCCACAGCGAGTAGCCAATGTAACGCTCGCAAACAACATCCCGATGCTGCGTACTGGTAAGAACACATTCCCAGTGATGTCTCGTGGGGACCTTACCGAAATCTCTTTCATTGCTGATTCGCCTTTCCCTACAGCCATGAACTCATTGGTGTGGGAAGGCACCTACAATACCAAGGGAATTAGAGTCCTATGATTTTTCCAATTATTGCTGGTGTTGTTGGGGCCGCTGCTGGCATCGCAGGCGCCATCGGTCAAAAGAACGACGCAGACAGAGCAGCAAGCGACCAGAATAAAATCAACACTCTTCAAGCGGAGTTCACTTACCAGCAGCAGCTCCGCGACCGAAGAGCCGAGATTGTCAACTCTCGAAATCAGTTGGCGTATGCAACGGCCAAGGCTCAGCAAGAACTTGCCATTGCCCAGGCCACCGCAAACCAGGAATGGCAGTTCACAAACGCTGTCAACCGGTTCAACTACATCCGTGAAAAGACCAACGCTGAGTTGGACTGGCAGTATCGTACTGCTGCTCAGAAGATGGACTGGCAGCTCCAGCAGACCCTCCAGGCTGCTGAGTACCGGGCTAGTATGCGGGCGTTTGCTCAGAGTGAAAAGGCCTATGCCGAGCAGCTTAGGCTCAACTCACAAGCCGCCAACTTTGCCTACGAGGGGGCCCAGCAACAGGTACGCTTCGCGCAGATGTCGACCGCTGTGGAGGCAGAAAACGCTCTGAGGGAGACCAAGAAACAGCAGGGCGCTGTTGCTGCTTCTGGACGAACTGGGGCCTCAATGGCCAGGCTACAGATGGATGCTCAGCAGCAGTATGCAAGAGACCTAGGAACCCTGGCCACAAACCTAGCCTTTGCCAAGACTGACTTCACACTCAGTCAGAACGATGCATGGCTTGCTCAGCAGTCCGCCAATGCCGAGGCAGAAAGCAGACGAATGCTCAGGCCACTGGACAAGATCGACATCCCCAGACCAATCAACATACCAAGGGCATTCATCCCAGAACCTCCACTGCTACCAAGGCCCATCATCAACGAGGTACAACCAATCGTCCCGAGCCGCATCATCAAACCACCAAAGCCAATCAAGGGTCCCGTCCCGATCGCTCGTGGTCCCAGCGTGCTTGGAACTATTGGCCAAATCGGTGGGTCGATTATTGGTGGCGTTCAGACTGGTGTGGGTCTACAAGCATCAGGCGTGTTCTAACCAGCTTACCCCCTTAGAGTCAACAACAGATGGCCAAAATCTACGAATCAGCAGGGAGGAGAGTCCAGCTCACTGGTCCCCGTTCAACGCGAGGGTTTTCCCCAGTTGCTGCTGTTGATAGAACCTCTGCGGTTCGTCAGCAGTCGGCCGACCAGACAAGACAGATTGAAAGGGCAGAGGCTTTCCGTCAAAGAAGCTTTGCCACCGCATCAGAGTCTGTCCAACAAAACTACCAACGCAGCTCCGGTCTAGCCCAACAGTACTTCGAGACTGCTGGGCGCAACCAACTGGCGAACAACCGGGCGGCCAATGAGATTCAACTGAATCAAACCCTGGCTGCCTGGGAGTTTACCAACCAGCAGGCTGACCGTGCCCGAAGAATGGGCATCCAGCAGCAGAAGGAAAGAGAGGGTCTATACCTCAGTCAGCTCAGCGGTGTCCTTGAAAACAACGCCCGCAATCGAGCCGCCACGACTCAGGCTCTGACCCAATTCAGTGAGACTCTCTCTGACTTTGTAACAGAAACTGTCAAGGCCAAGAACGAATCCGACTACAAGATCGGGTACGCAATGGCCATGAATGGCGAGATCCAGATCGAAGAGGGCCAGTTCCGTCAGTTCAAACAGGCCGAGCAGGTCCTAGCCAATGCTGCTGCTGATGAGGGTCAGCTCAACGAGGCAACGGCTCAGGTGGACCTTGGTCTTGCCGAAGAGCAACGGGTCAACAGCCCCATCCTCCGAGGCTGGAAAGCCTATGGGGCGGCAGTAGGGACGCTCAAGAAGGCCGCCTCCCAGTATCAGACTGTCATGGATACGTTCATGAACAGTCGAGAGGCCACGGTGCCTCTTCCTGATGGCAGGATGATCGCCCCCAGAGAGGCAAGGGGTCCAGCAGAGATCCAAGCAGCCATAGCGGTGGGGCAGCAGATGTTCATCGAGGCTACTGGCCTCAAGGGCATCAATCCTGTCCTCATGGTTGAGCACCTCACTCCTACTGTCCAGAACGTCAACAACTCCATCATCGCCAACACCATGGCGCAGGGGAGGAAGGAGGACAAAGACAACGCACTGTTTGAACTGGATAGCCGAATCGGAACATCTTGGCAGACTCTATCTGCTGAGGATCCTGCTGCTGTTCAGGAGTTCTTCCAGAGCACCATCAAGGCCTACGAGGCGGAAGGCATTCCCCGAGGGGAAGCAAACCGACGCTTTGTGGATCGAATCATTGCCCTTGGTGCTGTCACTGAAAACACTGACCTCCTGTTGGCATTTGAGCTCACGCCTATCAACCCGAACAATCCGGGTATGGGTACTCTCGGGTCCATGTATCCGGAGGAGTTCCAGAAGGCGCTGACTCAGATTGCTGCTGCTGCGGAAAGGTTTGAAGCTGAGAAGGAGGAAGAACAGAATGAGCTTGTTGATCGGGTTCTTGCCGACTACAACTCTCTCCTGGCAGGAGCTGGCACTAACAAGGAGGCCCTGACACAGTCCTTCGACCAGACCCGGCAAACCCTGGCGCAGCTCGCCTCACAGGGCAATCTCAAGGCTCAGGAGGCCCTGAATCAACTGGAAATGCAGGGGGCTTACTACAATCCCTTTGCCTACGCTCAGATCGTCCAGAGCATCGAGCGTGGTCAAGCACCTCCAACTGAGGATCAGCTCAAAAAGATGGTGCTTGAGGGGACCCTCCAGCCAGATCAGGCCAACAAAATCCGTGCCATGAAGCCGGATGATCAGGCAACTCAGCTTGCCAAGGGTCAGGACACCGTGGTTCGCAACGCAGCAACGGCCCTGATCCGTGAAAACTTCAGCATGACCGCTGTTGACATTGGCGAAGTCCAGACCATTCTGGCTCCGCTTGTCGATACCCTGTCCGCTGAGGTATCCACTCAACTGAGGAACCAACTGGCATCATTCCTTGCGAGAGGGCAAACCCCCAGCAGTGCTGATGTCAATGGACTCATCCAGAGCCTCATGAATGGTTACCGTAGCGATCCGCGTTTCAGCGGTAAGTTCGATGCAGGTAGTGGTCGGTTGGTGCCAAACAGGCCCCTGTCCCGCTCACCATTCGTCACCCAGGCGGTTCCTCAAAATGCCACCCGTCCTGTTCGGGACTTCACCCAGGTGGCCCCTTATGAGATCCAGAATCGCACTCCAAACCTCAGAAGCTCGTTTGTTCTGACTCCCCAGGAGCTCACCCAGAACACCCAACGGTTCATGAATGGCCAGGAGCCAACGGCACGAGCCCAGCAGATCATGTCTGCCACAGGTACGAGCTTTGAGAATCTACTGAGGAATCAGTCTATTGCTTACAACGTACCGTTCACAGAAATCACGCAAGCGCAACTGGCTCAATCGGCGGCTGAACGTCGTCGCTTGGCCCCTGCTGCTGCTGCCATCATTGACAATCCCAATGTCCCTGCATGGCGGAAGACCAGAGCCTTCCGTGAAATTAACGCCGCACGTCAACGCCAAGAGCAACGTAGGCTCCAGGCTCAACAAACCTCACAACAAGCCCAATCCTTCCAAGGTGCTGACCCGGACCTTGGCAGTAAAGTTCGAGCCCTCCGTCCTCTCATGGACATCATCGGTAACGCGGAGGGCGGCGCACAACAGTACAATGCGATCAACCGGGGCACTGCTAACGACACCCCTGCTGGGTATCCTGGTCTCAGCAACCTGACCATTAAACAGGTCATGGATCTCCAGCGTCAAGGCTACAAGGCCGTTGGTCGCTACCAGTTCATCCGTGGAACACTGGAAGAGACGGTGCGTGATGCGGGCCTCGACCCGAACACCACCAAGTTCACTCCGGCAGTCCAGGATCAACTGTTTGTTACCCGACTCACTCAGAGCCGTGTGCGTGCTCGCCTCGGCGCTTACCTCCGAGGAGAAAGCGACGACATTGGTGCTGCACTCAACGACCTGAGCAACGAGTTTGCGGTGATCAAAAACTTCACCGGCCGGAGTGGCATTGAAGGCATTGCTGGTAACCGATCCAGCATTGAAGCCACCCAAGCTGCCCAGATGCTTCGTAGGGCCCGCGAGGGTTTTCGGCTGGCCAGGGGGTCGAGTAGTGGAACCGTCTATGTGGTGGACAGCCTTGGATACGGATCCACAGGCCCACACATCGATGTGAAACCCGTCCGCCCTGGCACCACCCAGAGTGACCGCAACCTGCCTGTCTACCGAGCAGGATCTCTCGATCGTTTCGTTGACCTTGTCCTACCTGATGGACGCCGGGGACCTATGTCCCGCATGTCAGTTACGACCGATGATGATCGTGCCCACCGTAGACGTGGATCCTTCGGTCATGACTACGCGGCGCCTAAGGGCACTCAAGTGATGCTCAAAAACGGAGCAAGAGTCGTTGGTTCCTTCAAAGGGGACCAGGGCACTGACCACCTTATCATCGAGCTGCCTGATGGCCGCCGATTCCAGTTCCTTCACGGAACACAACCCCGCTGATTAACAAGGGGGAATGCCTGTGCGCGGGTATCCCCCTCAGCTAACCATCTACGCCTGAGGGCAACCAACTCACATGAGCATTTGGGAACAGCTTAACAACACCGGGGTACGCGACTCTCGGGTCGAAGCCCAGGAACGCTACGAGGAAGAGAAGAAACGCCAACAAGAGGCCGCAAGACAGCAGGCCGAGGCGAAGAAACAAGAGGAAGAAAAGAAGAAGGCACGCACCAAAGACCCACTCAAGCCGCTCAAGGACGCTGTCCGGCCAGTGGCTCAAGGGCTGGAGGACTTCGTCCAGGGGGCCCAGGAAGGCCTTGCCGGGGTGGTAACTGGTGAAACTCCTGAGCAGTTCCGTAAGCGCCAGCAGCAGGGGCGTCAGCGGCTTCAGGAGGCAGATAGGGTTATGCGGGAAAGATCCAAGAATGACCCAGCCGCAGAGACTGTTCGTGTCCTTGTCGGTGGCGCGGCTCGTGTGGTTGAAGGCATCATCGACACCTCCTCCCTCATCGGTGACACGGCTGTTACTGCCGTCAAGGCAGCAACCGGACAACGTATTGATCCTAAGGACAATCCATTCTCTGCTGAGTACGTCGCTGCCAAGACTGATCTCGGCCTCCAGGCCCCCAACACCCAGATCGGCCGCCTTGGTCGTGACCTGATGGCGTTCGGCCTGACAGGCATTGCTGCTGCCCGTAGGCTTCCACAAGCCGCCGTGCAACTTGGCACAAAAGGAGGGGGCCTCAAGGGTGCGATCGCCTCTGGCATTGTCCCTGGTGCTGTTGCTGACTTCCTACTGAGCAATCCTGAGGACGGCAACCTGAGCAACCTCGTTCAGGAGATGGTTCCAGAACAGTATCGTGATACGTTTATGTTTGCCTTGGCGGCAGACGACGAGGACAACCCGTGGGTAGCCCGCACCAAAGCAGTACTCGAAGGGGGCCTGGTTGGTGCTGTTGCTGACTCCTTTATGTGGATGGTTCACGGACGATTCGTGGCTCGTGCTCTTCTCCGTCAAGGTAAATCCCAAGAAGAAGCCCTTAAGGCTGGACTGGAAGCAGCCTCCACAAAGAAGACTGAGCTCGAAACTAAGCGACTTGAGGATGCCCGCATCGAAACTGTTCGGTGGTCGGACGCCCAAGAAGCCGAAATGCGGAAGCTCAACATGGAAGAAGCTGACTTCCAACAGAGCATTGAAGAAGCAAGGGCCAATGGAATCCCAGACGAGGACCCCACCCTCCGCAGCATGGAGGATGAGCTGGCTCGGGTGCAACTGACCAAAGCTCAACTGGAAAACGAGGTCGTTTCTGGCTACCGCCCTGATGGTGAAGGCCGCCTTCCTCAGGAAGCAGCCGCCAGCATGAGTCAAGGTGATGTCAACAAAGCCTTTGTTCAGCAAGAAAACCTGTCCTCTGGGGCCCTGCCAACTGCTGTACGTCGTCCAGGCGTACGTGAAGCAGACTCCGTGGGAAACGCTCCTGCCATTGGAGGCTCCGAACGCATCCTCACCGATGCCAACTACCGCCTCATGAACATGGATGAGGCTACTGAGCAGGTAGTTCGTGACATTGAGCAACGGGTAGACATCCAGGAAATCGCAAAGAGCCTCAAGACCACTGACGATGCGGTTGTTGAGGGCTCCAGTCGTCTGGTTGAAGACATCATGGGAGTCTTTCGAGACACCGATGGTGATCCACCTGACATTGTTGAGCTGCTCAAAGAACGTGGTGCCACCCAACTTCTGACCAACGAAGAAGGGACAGCAGCCACCAGGATCCTTACCAGGGAGGGTGTCGTGGCCATGAAGACCATGATTGCCCAGACCGCTGAGGACATCTACCAGCTATCCCTCAATGCCGACGCCATGCGCCTTGCCCGGGCATCAGACGGTAATCAATTCGACCGTATGTTGGATCGCCTGGAGTCCATGGTGACTCTGGTTAAGGTGACTGGTAACAAGTTTGGTGGTGGCCTGCGATCCTTCGGTCTCACGGATGCCGAGCTGCGTCGTGCTGGGGTGGAGTCCGACACTGACTCCTTACTGAGTGTCAAGGAAATGAAGAAGCGGGTCGACAAGATCCGCAACCTCAAGCGTATTGGAAGCCCCGAGGCAGACGCGGAGATCCAGGCTCTGACCCGGGCAATGGCCCTTGCCGGTGGTGACCCCACAAAGACGGTGAAGTTCGGACGCCTGGTACTCAGTCTCGGCTCTGAGCAGGCCATGAACGTGATGTATAACTCCATCTTCTCTGGCCCAATCAGTCAACTGAGGAACTTCCTGGGCACCTCATACGCTGTTGTGGAGCGCCCAACCTCCCTGCTGCTCAAGGGGCTCACAGGTGATGAGGTGTCCTACCGGGCCGCCTTTGCTGGCTACAAGGCCATGCAAGAGTCGGTGTTTGAGGCATGGAATGTTGCGGCTACCACCTTCAAGACTGGCGACTCCATCAACTCCAAGAACAAGTTCGTCGTTGAGGACTTTGAGACCCAGGCCATTCTCCAGCGCATGGAGGCTGTGGCCAACACTCCGGCTGAGCAGACTGCTGTTGGTTGGGTCAAGGCCCTCTACAACTTCAACCACAACCCGTACTTCAGTTGGCCAACCCGTGCCCTGACGGCTGCTGACGACTTCTTCAAGACGATCGTCGCACGGCAGCACATCAAGATGGAGGCCACTGCGGCTGCTCTGACTGATCCTCGCTTTGCTGGGAACTTCGACCAAGGTGTCGACTCCTACCTACGTGAGTTCAGCAAGCGCATGGACCCGGAGACCGGTCGCATCCTCGATCAAGACCTACTGGAGATTGCTGAGAAGGCTACATTCCAAGAAGACCCAGGACCGATGATCGGCTACCTGACCAAGTTCCTGGAAGAAATGCCGCTCGGCCGAGTTCTGGTTCCCTTCGTCCGCACCCCAGCCAACCTGCTTCGGTACGGTGGCACCCATGTACCAGGACTGAACCTCTTCATCAAGGAGGCCCGTGATGCCCTACTCAATGATGCAACGACCCCAGCAGCCATGATCAATAAAGCCCAGTACCAGGGTCGTATGGCCATTGGTGCTATGGCTGTTGCTGCTCCGGCTATCTGGGCATTCAACGACAACCTAACCGGAAACGGACCGCCGCCAGGGGCAGAACGAGAAGCATGGCTACTGAGCTACCAGCCCATGAGCATCCGAGTCGGCAACAAGTGGGTCTCCTACCAAGGCATCGAACCTCTCAGCTCGATCATGTCCGTTGCTGGGGATGCGGTGATGCTTGCCAAGATGGGTTCTGCTGATGCTGCTGAGCGGCTGATTGGCCAACTGGGCTTCTCAATCGCTGCCGCTGTGACAGAGAAGAGCTTCTTGGCTGGACTGGCCACCATCGGTGACATGCTCAACCCCCGGAACATGAGTCCTCAGGGGCTGGAAAGTACCATCTACAACACCCTCAACAACTTCGTGCCTATGGCTGGCGCCCGCAGGGCCCTCTACAACACCATGCGACCCTACATCATGGAAGTCGATGGAGAGCTCCAAAGGGCGTTGAATGTGGCCACTGGAGGTCTGGTTATGCAAGGGGCAACCAGGGTGGATCCTCTCACAGGTGAGGAGGTTCCTTCCTTCGCAGGCAACTTCTACAACGCTGTGTCTCCTGTACGGATCATGCCGGCAGACAACGACCCGGTCAAGAAGATGCTCAGTGACATCAACTTCCGTATTCCTCGCAATACTACCGGTTTGGGTGGCGTGGAGCTCACAGCCAAGGACCGAAATGAGCTCACCAGGACCATGTACGAGCTGGGATTGAGGGAACGACTGGAGGCCGTCATGAAGACCCCAGAGTTCAAAGAGGCTGCCGAAGCGCACCGTGGTCGTGTGTTCAACCCAGACAACCCAGAACAAATGCCACCCCACTACAGGTCGGTGTGGGCAGTGTGGACTGGAGTGAAAGACAATGCCCTGCGGCAGATGAGTCGTACCAACATGGACTTCCGTCAGCGGGTCCTCAACAACAAGAACCTGAATCGTGCGGCAAGAGCAGGTCGGTACGAAGCAGTCCAACAGATCCTGAACTCTCCTAACTAAACGAGATGTCTAACATCAAGGTCAGCTATACAGGGGATGGTAGCACCGTCCTCTACGCTATCACATTTGCCTACATCAACCGAGACCATGTGAAGGTCTCTGTCAACGGATCGGGGACGACTGCCTTTACGTTTGCCAACGACACGACGATCCAATTCAATGTGGCTCCTGCCAATGGGGCTGCCATTATTATCGAAAGGGAAACTACAGCAGACGCCGCTGAGAACACCTTTTTCCCAAACTCCAGCATCCGCAGCAGTGCGCTCAACGAAAACTTTCTCCAAGCGCTTTTCGTGTCAGAGGAAGCAAGAGAGATAGCTGCTGATGCTCAACTTGGGAACTTAACCCCTGGTAGTATCGGAACAACGGCCCTCGCTGACGGAGCGGTGACCAATGCCAAGGTTTCCAACACCGCAGACATTGCTCCGTCTAAGATTGCCGGAACAGCGGTTGTTGATAGCGATGTCCGGTTGACCAACCAGCGGACCCCATTGGATGGGAGTGTAACCACTGCCAAGATTGCCAACGATGCTGTTATCACTGCCAAGATTGCCAACGATGCTGTTATCACTGACAAGATCGCTGACAGTGCCATTACTCAATCCAAGATCGGCACCAACGTCTTGACTCCTCGGGTCAGTGAGATCAATGGCGGCCCACTGGCAGGGTTCAGAAACGCCATCATCAATGGCAACTTTGACATTTGGCAGAGGGGGACGAGCTTTACAGGAGCCGGTCAGTACACAGCGGATCGGTGGGTGACTGCTAGAACCGGATCTACTTTTACTACGAGCCGCCAGTCTTTCACTTTTGGACAAACGGATGTACCAGGCCAGCCAAGCTTCTTCTTCCGGACTGTTGTAACCTCTGTCGCAGGTTCTGCTAATAACTGTCGGTCTTTCCAGACGATAGAAGGTGTGCAAACTCTGGCAGGACAGCAGGTCACGGTATCGTTTTGGGCAAAGGCTGATAGTGCAAAAAACATCGCCGTTGAGCTTGTTCAAGACTTTGGAACAGGGGGCTCGCCCAGTGCCGCAGTGACGGGCATTGGGGCAGTCAAGAAAGCCCTAACGACAAGCTGGCAGAAGATTACCCATACAGTTACGCTACCCTCTGTTGCTGGAAAGACTATTGGATCTGATAGTAATGATGGGGTTTCGCTTGTTATCTGGTTCGACGCCGGTTCCGACTTCAACGCCCGCACCGACACCCTCGGCCAGCAATCCGGAACCTTCGACATTGCTCAGGTCCAGGTGGAACCAGGGCCGGTTGCTACGCCTTTTGAAAAACGACCACTTGGAGTAGAGGAAATCCTTTGCTACCGCTACTACTATGTCGCTGCCGGAGGTAATGAGGCTGGCTCAAACTCCTCAAGTTTCTATGCAAGTGGAACCACGGGCGCTTGGTTTGCTGGTATCTACCACCACCCAACTACAATGAGAGTCAATCCAACAAGAACCACAGACACCCCTGTCTATGGAAACTCTTCAAATCTAACTGTGGCCAATGGTAGTAAGAACTTTACCAGATGGACCGTAGCTGCTGCATCTGCCGGGCGGTACACCGTAAGTTGGAGTGAGACTATCCTGGATTCAGAACTCTAATCGTACCAGATAAACGCTAATGTCTTACCAACTCACAGACTCAGGTGCTGTACTGCGCCTATCAGATGGCGCATTCATCCCGGCAGACCGTGGCAATCGTGACTACCGAGAATACCTGAAATGGCTGGACGAG